ATAGAACAAAGCTTTATTATTCGTCAAAAAGGAAAGCAAAAGTATTTGGTGAAGGGAACAGTTACTGGAACAGTTTCTTCAGTTTATACTGTTAACTCTACAGTCTCTCCGCAACCAATTAATACTATTGTTCTTAATAGTTCCTCAGGTGCAATACAGTCAGTAAGTAATAAGAGTGTTGAATTGTTTACCGCAGATTCAGGGACTACTGCAACATTGGTGTCTGATTTGAGTAAAGCAACCCCGGCATTAGCATCATTTAATGGTGCAATATCGGCTGACCCTTCGGTCGGTATTCCATATAATATTGTTGATGTTGATAGTTTATAAGGGGGGTTAAATGGCTGCTAGACATCCTAGTGATACTAATACTATGCATAAAGTGCATACTGATGTAGCTGTTTTGCAAACACAAATGATACACATTGACGAAAAAGTTCAGAGAATACAAGATGATGTTAAAAATCTTGAAACAAAGATTGAAAATAATTATTCCGCTACCACCAAGCTTATTGAAAAATTAAGAGAAGAAAGTAAATCCGCGCATGAAGAAATAAACAGCAAAATTTCTACTTTAGAAAAGTGGAGATGGATGATTATGGGCGCCGGCGCAGCAGTGGGTGCTTTAGGAGTCGAAGTTGTTTCTAAATTCTTTCAATAAGAGAATCTTTTCTTTAACAATGTCTATATTGATAGTTGAAAATAAACCAAAGTGAAGCGGCTTAGGGTATAAGCCGCTTCCCACCCATGCATAACCAGTATGTTCGTGGTTAAGTCGCGGTATGAATTCTCTGTCGACCCCACAAAAAAAAGTATGGTAAATAAAGTTATTATTTACAAATTTTTGTATGGGAATAACTTTATATTTAGGATCAAAAAACCCTATTTCTTCAGTGCATTCCCTTTTAATAGTGTCAAATAGAGTTTCTTGTTTTTTAACCTTTCCGCCAGGTATACTCCAACTTGGATTTTTGGTATCAGTTCTTAAAAGATAAAGAAATCTATCAGTATCTTTACTATAAAAAAATATCCCAACAGCTTGTGTCATAATGATATTTAGTTAAGTAAAAATACTATATAATTAAATTACAATACTCCAGTCGCCTTGGTCAATAAATCCTTCATATGATTTTATCCATATTTTTTCTTTAGAAACATATCTAAATTGAATATTAGAATAATTGTTGGTTACTAATTCATCCTGTGTTGCTTCTTCACTATCAAATACAACATTCCAATTAGTTCCGTCATATTCTATAATATCATTAGCATTTGCTATAAGGTTTCCCCAAGCAACAGTGGGTGCACCAGGATAACCGATATTGGAAATAATTAAATATCTAGTTCCTGCGGTTGCGGAGGGCAATCCTACACCCGGTCCTACTTTTGCGGGGTCTATAATACCGTTTATCGGCGGCAAAGTATCCGAAGGCAATGTATCTATATCTATGTTGAAAATCAAAAATCTATCATCTAATGGGTTTAAAGCTATTGTGCCTACAATTTCATTTTCTAGATATTTATTTTGTATCCAAATTTGACTTATTCCGGGTCTAATATTTCCATATACGTTTAATAATGATGACCAATATATATTGGTATCAGGGGGAACAGGAATACTGGGGTCTGAATTGCTTGGATTAAAAACACTATTATGGGGTAAAATTTGTAATTGATTTCCGCTTAGTAGTAGCTTATATCCCCATGGGGTTATTTTTTGTCTAGTTCCCAATATCAGGTCATCATCTTTAATATCGTATAAAGAACTACCTTCAAAGATATTGGCTATCACTTTATGTATTACTCCCATCTTTTTCAACTTAGCGGGAGCAGTAATCCAAATCGGCATATAAAATTTCCAAGTGAGAATATCAATAGAGTTAGTAGTTCCCTGTGGAATAGTTCTTGAACTGTAGTTTATGCCGTCTTGAAAAACCGCAGTTAATGAGGTCCAGTCGATATAGTTGTCCGTGCTTTGCAGTTCAAGTGCTGGGTTAAAAATTGCACCAATTTGCTCTATAATTTCAAGTTTTTGTTGTTCATTAGTAGACCAAAAATCAACGGTCACTCGCAAAATATATGGCACCGGCATCAATCTTTCTATAGTAAAAGCTTGACCTTGAGTGGTATTAAATTGGCCAGTTTGAGTGTTTAGTTCTCTTTGTCTAACATGCATCTTGTCGACAAAGTATGGTTCTGTAGTCCAACGCTGGTTGTATTCTAGCCCAGATACATAATATGAAAATAAAGGAGCACATGGCAAATTGTTGGCACTATTATTAGCGATAATAGTAGCTGCTTGACGAGAACTATTTCCATAAATTATAGGAACTCTAACTAATATAGGATTTCCGTTTGGGTCTAAACCTTTAGTACAATACCAGTTACTAAAAATTTTTGCAAATTGAATTAAATACCTTCGTATTTGATTGTCATGGTAAAACTCTGCCACTTTAAACTACCTCTATTATATTTATTCGTCTGTTTTTGGACGTAATATCTGGGAGAGCATTTGTTTTTCAGGGATGAGTTTTCCTTCGTTATTGGAATAAATTTGGTTATTATTATTAATAAATGTTGAACGTAAAGATTTATCATCACTTGTAAGTCCGGTACCGGTTCTAACATTTTCGCTAATTCTTACCCACAATTTTCCATCCCAACGGTATAATATTTGTGGCGCATAATCAATGCGAAGGAAATAGTCTCCTATTTTGGGATTTTGCGGAAAACTTATACCGGCTTGAATAGGAAGTCCATTTGGTGCATTGCCGTCACCAGTTTGATAACCTGCTGTATACCCAAAACTTCTGGGAGTGGAACGAGAAATAAATTGAAATCTAGGATCAATATCGGCTGTGATGTTAGTGTTATCTCCTTTAATATAGGTGTTGTCGGCTGTTCCATATGGGCCGGTGATGTCTCCCAGCATTTTTATTGTAAGAATTTTAGTAGGTTCTACTAATCCTGAACCAGTGTCAGTTAATTCTATTTCTTCATCTATACTACTTAAAGATGCTCTTATAAATGCTTCTATTTTAGTTTTCAATTCATTTTCAGTATAGTTATTTAAGCTATCTACTACATCTTTGTTAATTCTAATACCAGCACTTGCGGTAGTATATTTGTTATTTCTATAAAAAATAACTGCGCCTGTCAAAGGGACCTCTACTCCTAAATTATTTGAAGTTATAATATTTACCGGCGGCGCTGGTTGTGCCCTTCTTCCAAAAAAGGCATCATTACGTATAAATTCTCCGTAAGTAGGCACAATATATAATTTACTGGTATCATAACCGGCTTTGGGGACAAGTCTTTCTGCCTCTCTTAGTTGTGCATCATTAATTTCAATGTTTTTCTTACAGGTAGAAAAAATACTAGCTAAACTTTTTTCGTCCGACACTTTCCAATAATCTTCATTAGTGGGCAATGTTCCAGCAGGAACTTCTACAATAGATTCGTAAATTTTTCCCCCAAAATTTATTGTGTAGCCCGGGGGATAGATAGTTGAACTATTCCATTCTCCTAAGAAATTATCTTCATTTCCAGGCCTATTAAGAATGTCACTAAATTCTTGACTGTTAATTAGTGGTTCACATTTAATTCTCCACAAATGTGGATACCAAGTTTGACTAAATCCTTCACTTGCATAGTTAGCATCGGTAATTTGATAATATCTTCTAAGAGCATATGGAATAGATTCATCTAATGGATAATAATCTAATAAATGAGGCAATTCCAGAACATCACCTACCATTAATTTTCTTCCAATTATATCAATCATATTTTGAAAATGAACGGTGATGAAAATGATGTCGTTATTTAAAAATAAACCAAATTGACTTAAATCAAAATCTAAATTTTGAACCGAATAATGGCCTCTTAATCTATATACATTGGTATCGTATTTTCTATCTCTATTTTCTAAAAATAACAAGTCTTGTATATTTGTAATTTTAATATCATTATATACTGGTCTTGTCTCATCTTCTGAATTTGCTTGTGATTTTGGACCTAAATATTTATGTATGTATAAATCTGTTCCACCAACTACGTATTGCTCATATGCAATTTTGTCTATATACTTATAGTCGTTAGATTTATTTTCTCTATATAAAGATAGTCTAGGCATATTGTATTTATGATACTCTAAGAAAATCTATCCACCGGTAGATTTGGAGCTCCCTTGCTTCAATTTTTATGTTTACATGTATGGGGGGGGGACATGCGGCGACATTGTGGAAATAAGTTGAAAAATACTTGAGGGTGCGTCGTAAGTTAAAAGTAGCATTAGTGATTTGACAATACTTGTCCATTATGATATGATTAATATATGGAAC